AAAAGAATTTTGGAAAGATATTCTAAAAAATGCTAAGTTTAAAGAATTCATTTCGAAGAAATATTCTATCTCCTATGGTAGCATTATGGGAGAGGATGTTTCGGAAGAAGAAGTTACCGAAGTATAGATTTCAAAACTCACCTGTAGATGATGTAACATGGGTTCAAATTACTGATGGTAGATATTCATCAGTAGTTTTTTCTTATGGTACAGTTCGATTCTCTTGGGAACTAGACATTCCTAAACTACAATTTAGTTACAATATTCTGCACTCAGGTAATCATGATCCTGATCTATTGAAAAATGATCAAGAATTTGTTACAATGATGGGAGATATTCTTACAGAAATAATTATTGCGAATGAACCGATTAGAACAAACAATCCTCAAGAATCTGATTTACAATGATGACTATTCACGAAAAGTTTTGCCTTTTCTGAAAGCAGAATACTTTAACGACCTAACCGAGAAAACGGTATTCAATGAAGTCCAAGAGTTTATCAACAAATACAAAAATCTACCAACACATGAAGCACTTGTAATTAATTTTACTGAAACTAAAAATCTAAGTGAAGAACAAGTCCGTGAATCAATACAACTTCTAAAAGAATTACACGAAGGTCGTAAAGAAGATACAGAAAAACAATGGCTCATTGAACAAACAGAAAAGTTCTGCCAAGATCGTGCAATCTATAATGCAATTATGGAATCTGTATCGATACTTGATGATAAACAAGGCCGCAAATCAAAAGGTGAAATACCAACTTTGTTGAGTGAAGCACTTGGAGTTTCATTTGATTCATCGATTGGTCACGATTACATGCAAGATATGGATCGCCGATATGATTTCTATCACAAGACAGAAGCTCGTATCAAATTTGACCTTGACATGTTCAACAAGATCACTAAAGGTGGTCTGCCAATCAAAACATTGAATATCGCTTTGGCAGGTACTGGTGTTGGTAAATCATTGTTTATGTGTCATATGGCTGCATCGTGTCTATCTCAAGGCCATAATGTGTTGTATATTACACTTGAAATGGCAGAAGAAAAGATTGCAGAGCGTATTGATGCGAATCTGTTGAACATTGACATGCAAGAACTTCATGTGATACCTAAAACTGATTACGAAAGAAAGTTTGAAGTATTGCGTAGTAAAACACATGGTAAATTAATCATCAAAGAATATCCAACTGCAAGTGCTTCTGTATTGCATTTTAGATCTTTGATTAATGAACTGCAACTGAAAAAGAGTTTTAGACCAGATATTATCTTTGTTGATTACCTAAACATCTGTGCATCATCACGAATCAAACCAGGTGCAAGTGTAAACTCATATTCTTATATCAAGGCCATTGCAGAAGAACTTCGTGGTCTTGCAGTAGAGTTTGCTGTGCCTGTTATGAGTGCAACACAAACAACAAGAAGTGGTTTTACAAATACAGATCCAGGTCTAGAAGATACATCAGAATCTTTTGGTCTTCCTGCGACTGCTGACTTTATGTTTGCTTTGATTTCTACAGAAGAATTAGAACAGTTAAATCAAATCATGGTCAAACAATTGAAGAATCGTTTTGGTGATCCTAATCACTTTAAGCGTTTTGTGGTAGGTATTGATAGAGCTAAGATGCGTTTGTTTGATGCAGAACCAACAGCGCAACAAGGTATCGTAGATGCAGGTCAAGATGACGAACCTATTAATACTTTTGGTAATCGTGAACGCAAGTTCAATTCTAAATTTGAAGGAATCAAAGTATGAAAGTAGTTCAATTTGAACCAAAGGTTGAAAAAACAAGTAAGAAGATGAAAGATGACTTGATTGAAGTTCTTGATGCATTGAGAGAAAAAATTGACAAAGATGAAGTCACAGAATTTGTAATATCTTCAATGCATGTTGATGGTGAAGTTGAAATCTATGCCTGCACCAAAGATTTTGTTGGTGCCATTGGACTATTTGAAGCAGGTAAACATAATTTATTAACACAATACGAATGAACCTAGATCAAGCACTACATTGTTCAAAAGTCTTTGAAAATTATTTCAAGGATTTTAATCGCATTGATGAATACATGCGTGAACAAAAATTGAATTCATTGGCCGAATTACCTTTTGCTTTGCCTGGTTGTGGTCCCGAAGAAGATTTGTTTTCTGACTTCACTATGAATCCGCAAGATATGGATTTTGAAGTCATTGAAATGGAATCTAGTCGTTGGCAATTGTATCTTGACATTATTTCATCACACAACAATCTTTCCAGTCCAGGCAGAAACTTACGATTAGCTGTATTAGAAAAAAATACTCAGAAGTGGGTTGGTTTTATTCGTATTGGTTCGCCAACAATTATGATGAAACCGAGAAATGAATTGCTTGAGTGTGTAATCACCAATGAAGAAAGTACAACAAAGTCATTTAATAAAGCCGCAGCAATGGGATTTGTAATTGTGCCAGCGCAACCTTTCGGTTTCAATTATCTTGGCGGAAAGTTACTTGCAGGTATCTGTTGTTCACATGAAGTGAAATCGATGCTTGACAAAAAGTATAGCATGAATACTTGTTTGTTTGAAACAACTTCATTGTATGGTAGTTCCAAATCTGTATCACAATATGACGGCATGAAGCCCTACCTCAGATTTGCTGGCACTACTGATTCAGATTTTCTGCCAATGATGCATGGCAAACCTTATGAAGATTTAGTAAAATATGTAGAAGATGTAAATGGTGGCCCTATTGTACCTGAAGATGCAAGTAGTCGCAAGTTGAAGATCATTAATACTACAATTGCGATGACAAAATCAGCATTAAAGAGTCATAAAGATCATTATGATTCATTTATGAACATCATCGAAAAAGCCAAAAGTCTGACCGAAAAGAAAAGATATTATTATTCAAATTATGGTTATTCAAACTATAAAGATGTAGTACTTGGCAAGACCGACAAACTTGTGCCAGACAAGGAAAACTATGACAAACATGGTCTGGCCAACATCATAAAGTGGTGGAAGAACAAGGCTTGTAGTAGATTTACAACACTTCAGACAGAAAACCGCATAAGAACAGACATGGAAGTATGGACTGGCGATAAGGAGATTGACATTATACGGTAATTGTGGTAGGATAAATAAATGATTATGAAAATCCCTACCAAAGTTAATACAGATACTTCAAGTCAGTCAGGTGCTGGTGCAGAAGTAACTGCACTAGCAGAATCACTACAGGCTTATGCTTGTGCAACTAGACAACACTATGGCAAACCGTTAGGTGATATTTCTCAAGTTACTGAACGAACAATTGCTGATGCAGATTGCGATAGAACTTTGAAACAATGCATGAAAGGTCTAGATGAAAAATGGTTTTTAAGTATTGTCAAAACAGCAAACAAAATATTTGAAGAAGTTCCTGGTGCTCGATCAGGAAAGAATTTTAAGTTTTATCGTGGTGGTCGTTTTGTAGATTCTATTTACAATGAGTGGAGAAAATTTAAAAAAGAAAGTGGTATCACAGGTGATGACAAATGGAATCCTGCTGATATTTGGATGGTCAAAAAATCTTTTAAATTGAAAACTGGTTGGCCAACACTTAGAGATTATAACAGGTACATTTATGATGAGTTCGCCAAAACTAATTTGATCGGCATATCACTCAAAAAATTAGATCCAAAAGCCACATCTGCACATTCTAAAATATTTAATAACGGTAAACCATTAATTGCTAAGTTTAGAGGCATAAAACTTGGCAGTAATATGACAGACTCGAAAGATATTTACATACAATACACATCTGAAGGTATAGATGGTGAAATACAGTTTAGAAATTTCTCAAGTAGACCACAACCATCATCGTGGCAAGGAGAAATTAAAGGTAAGACCGCAGCTGGTGGAAAAATTGGCGGCGGAGTAATATTTGCTGGTGCTATAGAATCTGGTGTGCCAAGAACGAAACTTACGCAACCAAATCAAACACCAATTGATAAACCAAAAGATTCTGATTTTAAAGAATTTGCAACGATGTTTAAGAAATTATCTGGTTCAAAAGATAGCATAGATAATTTAGTATTACAAGCAAAATCAGGACACAGAAAAGATAAAACTTGGTGGATGTCCAAATACATTGGTATCAGTTTAGTCTATAATGTAATACAAGCAGGAAAACAAGATGATTTCTGCAAATATATTTTTGAATATGCTTCATCAGCAACTAAGAACAGTAGTATTTTTATAAAG